GAGTTAGGGAAGTAGGTTTTTGAGTATGATATTAAGGTATCCCTCAATGAATTGAAATCCCTGTTTAAATATTTTATGTCTCTTTTTATTGCCATTTTATATAGTCACTGTTATATTATCATTAATACCAAAATTAGCTACGCTATAAGTAATATCAATATTTAATTGGTTAAAATCTTGGTTTGGAACTACATTAATTGATTGGACTGTTACAAAATTAAAATACTTATTAATCTCATCTCCAATTATTGTTTTTAATGTAGTATCTATATCTGTTGTTAAATTTTCAAATACAGTTTGTTGAATTATACTACCAAATAAAGGATTCATTACTCTTTCTCCTTTTCTAGTAGAGAAAAAATTAATTAAATTATTTCGGATAGCATCTCTAGTTAAATAATTAGAAGTAAAAACTGCTCTTCCTGAAAATGGAAGATTTACTCCAACTGCTTTTTGAAGTTGAGTATCAATTGGGAATTTATTTCTAACTATAAAAGCCATTATTTATTCATTAAAGCCATTATTTGGTCTAATCCAACATTACCTTCAGGTAAAGTTCCATTAATAGCATCTACAGGTCCTTGTGGTTGGAAGTTTCCAGCATAAGCAGTATTAGCTACCCCACCAGTTTGCATTTCTTCTAACATACCACTAAACAGATTGCGTCTTTCAGAAGGTGATAATTGTTTAGGATTTTCAAGATTAGGTTGAGCATAAGTATTTTTTGATTCAGTTACTGTACCATAACCACCTGCTCCAATAGGAGCACCTTTAGGGGCTTTTACTGCTTCCAATATAATTTCACGTAACTCTTCATGGATAGCTTCTTTTACAGCTTCCTTGATCATTGATTTAAATTCTGATGGTTTCATTGTTTATAAATATTAAATTAATTAGCTTTTAAATTATCTCTGTCAATTATAAATTTTAATTGTTCTACTAATATTTGAGGGGTAGATGTAAAAGAATACGGAGTTGAAATTAAAGTTATTCCTTGATTATTCCTTCCAACAGCCCTATATTGTTTAACAGTAGGAGTATAGTTGTTTTCTTCTATTTCAATTAAAAAATCTTGATATGGAAATAAAGTAGGAGTTGATTCAATCTTATTTTGATTATTAATTACTGTTGTAACTAAAGGTGAAAAATTAGCTACATTAACTACAGTATTATTTTGAGCAGAACATTTTTTTAATAATTCTAAGATTTTATTTATTGTATTAACAGTATCTGTTAAAAAAGCATTAAATATATTAATTGAAATTAAAATTCCTATTAATGGAGCAGATATTTGAGGTATTCTAGGATTACCATTATTATCAAATAAAGTTTTTTGTCTTAAAGAATCTAAAGCATCAACTGCTCCAACTACTTGTCCTGGTAGTCCTGGAGGTGGAATGGCTTGAATAATTAAAGTTGCTATAGAAATAGTTATATTTAATGTATCTATTATTTGTTTTGTAGTTTTTAAAGCAGTAGTAGAACTATTTACAGTTTGATTAAGTCTATCAATATTACTAACTTGAGAATTTATATCTTGTACAAAATTATTTAATATAGGAACAACACTATTAATCACATCAGGTGCAGGACATGTACTAGGTAGACTATTAATATCTGTTATATTTAATTTTTGTAAAATAGGGGTTAAAGTAGAAGTTGCTTTATTAGATAAGTCAGTAGCTTTATCTAAAATGATTTTTCTAATTTTATTTAAACCTTTTTGAGAAAGATCTTCACTTTGATTTTGTGTTAAAATTCCTACTATTTTATTAATATCAATAGATGATGCCATTATGTTGTGTAGTTGTTTTTGGATTTTAAACTATCCAACTGTTGTTGTAGAGCTAAAATATTGTTAGACAATATTGATCCTATAGTATTAATTTGAACTAAAGGACCAGGACCTGTTGATTGAGCTGTAGAACAAACATCAGCAAAAGTTTTTAAATTAGATAGTAAATCATTTAATAAACTAACAGTTTTATCACCTAACAATAAAGGTTCATTAGCATCTTTAGATCCCAAATAAACATTTTTAGTTTGAGTTACAAATATAGGTGAATCAACATTAACCGATGAAATACTATTAAAATTAATACTTTTAGCAGAACTTAATAAAATATGATCTTTAGAAGAATTTAAAACTAATCTACCTGAAGATAAAATGATTTGGTTTGAGTTATACTCATTAGGTGATGTTGGAGCATCTGATTTGTAACTATTGTAAGTTGAACTAGCTGATTTTAAAGGTATTTTTTGATTACTAGTTAGATAAATAGAACCTGAATCTTGATTAATGTCTTCAACAATAGGAATCCAAGATGCTTTTTTATCATTGTATTGACCATTTCTTAAAATAGTTATTGGTTTTGAATTTGGACCTACAGATGACCAAGTATTATCACTACCTGTTACAGTTGAACTAAATCTTAAGGATTGACCCCATCTACCTTCAAAAATGATATCTCCTTCATAAGGTTGTAAATTTCTTATATTAGGTTGTTCATCAAAAGTTTCTCCTAAATCAATATCATCAACCCCATCAGTAGTTTTAACTCTAGAACCCGCTTCAACTTGTTGGTTGGTTTTTTGTTCTGAGGGTGTTTTAGTAGAGGTAGAAAAAGGATCAGGTAAAGCATTATGGTGAGCATTATTCCATATATTAATAGGAAGAAAATAATAGAAAGTAGTGTCGTTTGTATCAATAAAATTAGGATTCTGTAAATTAGGAGATGGAAAACTTATAACATAAGCAATTTCATTCACTAAAGGAATTTGTTTAAAATTAGGAAATAAAGGCAAAGCAAAAGGTAAACCTTCAAATTGGTCTTCTTCTTTACTGCCTGAGGTTGGATTAGAAACAGAGTCAAAAATTACACCTCCTAAAGCAAAATCACCTTGATACTTATCATATAATTTACGATTATCTTTTTTTATTTGTTCTAAATTCAAAAAAGTGTATTTAACCCTAACAGGAGTAATATTAAAATATCCTGAATCTTGAAGAGTACTAGTATTAAGATCAGTCTGTTGTTGTAAACCTTCAGGATAAAATGCCATTATTTTTTCTCTCCAACGTTTTTAGCTAAATCAAATAATTGTGCTTTTTCTTCTTCAGAAAATGATAAATCATTAGCACCAGTTTGAGCTTGTACTTGTAAAGCACGTTGAACAATAGTAGCCATCTTAATTAACTGCTCATCATTCTTAATACCAATTTCCATATATTCCTTAATTAAAGGAACAACTAAGGTAGCATCACCAATATCATTAATAAGAGGTTTTAATTCACCAATTAAAGCAGAAATTTGTGATTCCTTTTTCTTTTGGTTTTCATAAATTTCTTCTAATATATCAGAGAATTTTTTCTTTTTAAATACTATAGCGTCTAAACTCATAAATTTTGATTATAAATATTAAAATCAAAACCTTGTATATCCGTGTTCTAAATAAAACACATATTCTTCTTTAAATATATCGTAGAGTTTATTTGCTATTTTAGTTATTTTAGGAGTCTTAACATCTATTTGTTCACGAATATAAATGTAAAGGGCTTTTTTATTAAAAATATCTATAGTTTCTCGTTTTCTAAAAATTTCTAATATGGCGTCTGCTATTTTAGCATCTTCAGTTTTTGGAAAAATTTCAAAAATATGTTCGGTACAATGATCAGTAAATTCATTTATATAATAAGATAAACGTTCTATAGGTTGGTCATCTTCCATTTCGTATGAATGCCGTTCATCTTCTTCTAATGTTTCTATAGGTGAGGTATCAATACGTTTTTTATAATTCTTTTGATTTGAAAGAATCAAATAACGTTTAGCAATTGTACCAAAATAAGAATATGCTTTAGCTCCTTTAGCTGGATTAAAAAGATGTATTTTAGAAAGTAAAAATGTAATTACTTCAAATTGTAAATCTTCAATATTGCTCACCTCAGTATAATAAAACTTAAAAGTATGAATAATATTTTGAGTTAATTTAAAGAAAGCATAATGAATACGTTCATGATAAATTTTATTCTTTTCTTCAAAAGTAGTAGAGTTATTATATAATACAATAGCATCTTCTGTGTCTTGAGTAAAGTACTGTACTCCCTTCTTTTTCTTAACTGCTACCTCAATCATAAGTTTTTAAT